GTCATATTTTTACGGGGGGTCATTTCTCACAATTGTCAGGATCGCAGCATAAAACTGTCCCAACCCACCTTGGGACAGCTTGGGACAGTCTGGGACAGCAAAATTGAATTTTCGTTTTTTCCTAAAGTTATTTTAAGTTTTTGAAAAATTTTTTCGTTTTTTCTAAAAAACTAAAAAATTCAAAAAATTTTTCGAAAAAATGAAAAAATTCAAAAAATCAAAAAATTTTGCTGATTTCGGTACAACTGGCGACATAAAGTGACAAATCAAAAATTTGCTGTCCCAGACTGTCCCAAGCTGTCCCAAGCTGTCCCTACCTGTAGATCCGCTCTACAAGCGGGATGTCCTAGGTGTCCCAGTTTTTTTAAAATTTAAGTGGAAAAAATGATTTATAAAGAAATAAAAAAATTGAATTGTAATTTTTATACTTTTTTTCCAAATAAAATTTCGTTTTGTAGGGACACTTGGGACAGGCCAAAAAACGGCCATTTTTTGGTGCATCCGCAGCATAAAACGGGGGCATTACACTCCCCTAATTTTTTGGTATAATTGGTGTCAGGGAGGACATATGACTACTTCAAAGGTTCCTAAGGAATCGGTGGAGCAAGTGAAACTTGTAAACGTACTTCGGTGGGTTTATCCGGATATCGTGTTTCACTCAATTCCAAATGGCGCACAAGTGCATCCCGCAACTGCCGCCAGATTAAAAGCTGAAGGTATGACTGCAGGGGTGAGCGATCTATTCTTCCCAGAACCCAGAGGAGACTTCCACGGGCTTTATCTTGAGATGAAGAGGCAAAGGGGCGGTACAGTTTCCAAAGAACAGACAGAGTGGATGGCCAAGATGGCGATCCGAGGTTACGCAGTAGCTGTTGGTCGTGGGTACAAGAAAGCCCTGGAGACAATAGACGAGTATCTGAAAGGAGATCACGATGGCCTTAAGGAGACACAAAAGAAATACCGGGATCTCTGGCGGGAGATCTCACACCCAAGAAAAGTGGGAGGCTAGGACCCGGGAAGCTCGTAAGATCTACACTACTAAAGAGTGGCGAGAAGCTCGTAAGCTTTTTCTCTCGGTCAACCCAACATGTGCAGTTGAAGGTTGCAATGAGGAAGCTCGTATTGTAGACCATATTGTCCCCCACAGGGGTGACATGAATCTGTTCTGGGATCAAAGTAACTGGCAACCAATGTGCGATCACCATCACCAGGTGAAGCGAGGAAAGGAAAGGCACTTATGAGATTTCAACCGTATCACCCATCAATGAAGATCAAACAAGCTCATGACAGGCGAGAAGCAAGCATTAACAAGAAGATCCGCGAAGGGAAGTTGGTTCCTGAGCGCAACTACGAAGTAAAAATTGTGGAGCCTACGGAAATCCAAAAGAAGATGTGGGGTTTGAAATGAGAAAAGTATCGGGGCCAATGACTAAGATCTGCCAGACTTGCAAAAAAGAGTTTCCCAGGCCAATGTACAAAAACTCCAAAGGGGTTTTGGTGTACGCATCTGTGTCCAATTTTGAGAAACGGAAGTTTTGCAGTGTAGAATGTTACCGCAAAAGCCCTACGTGTGGTGAGAGTTCTCGGGGAAGAGCTTTCAGCTACCGAAGTAGTCGAACTTTAAAAGAGGACAAAACCTGGCATGAGCAGGGTTGTACAACTAGAAAAATGACACCGGAAGAGCTTCGGAGATATTTATGAGTCTTAAAGGTAAATCCATGGATGAGGCCCAGGCCCAGGTCCGTGGCACACTTAAAGCAAAAGAGTTAAGTGATAAAAAGGCTAAAAAAGCTGACTTTGTTTCAGAGATGCCACCCAAACCCCCAAACTTGACTACTGCTGCGTCAAACTATTGGGATGAAATTGTGCCGCAACTGCACGAAGCTGGTATTGTTACGAAACTCGATGTTGCAGCTCTACACGTACTCTGTGAGAACTATGTGGCTTGGCAGAATGCCGCAGCAATGGTCAACCGGAACAAAAACAGTGCGCTGATCATGACAGATTCTGGAACCACTAAAGAGTCTCCAGAATTCAAGATTATGCGACAATGTGAGAAGCGATTGACTGCCATGTTAGAGAAGTTTGGTATGGACCCCAGCGGCAGAAAAAAAGTTGTCAAAGTGGAACCCGGCAAAAGCAACAAGCCGAAAGCTCCTAGTGAGTGGGATGAATTCTTGTGATATTAGATCAGATGCTCGCATATTGCGATGACATAGAGCTGGGGATGATCAATTCCTGCAAGTGGGTAAAGCTTGCAGTGGAAAGATTTCGCAGGGATCTCGAAAGAGAGAATACTCCTGAATTCCCGTACAAATTCGATGAAGCAAAAGCGCATAGAGCTATAAAATTCTGCCAGATGTTCCCCCACATCAAAGGGCCGCTTGCCGGGGAGCGACTTACCTACGAGCCCTGGCAAGTTTTCATCGTAGGCAACCTTTTTGGTTGGGTGAATGCATCTACGGGGTACAGAAGGTTCCGTCAAGCTTACACAGAAGTGGCCAGAGGGAACGGGAAGACCGCAATGACAGCTCCGATAGGTCTTTTCGGGCTGACAGCCGATAATGAGGGCGGTGCGGAGATCTATACGGCTGCATCTGGACGAGAACAGGCCACACTTTTGTGGGGAACTGCTAAAGAAATGACCCGAAAATGCCCACAATTCATGGACATGTTTGGTGTTGAGCCGATGGCTCACCGGATCGTTCAAGACGAATCCAGCTCATATTTCAAGGCTGTGGCATCCGATGCAGCAGCAATTGATGGTTTTAACGTCCACATGGCCCTCGTTGATGAGCTTCACGCCCACAAAACAAGAGAAGTTTACGATGCCCTGGAAACAGGCCTTGGTAAAAGACCACAATCCCTGATATGGTCAATCACAACAGCAGGAACAAACCTCGCAGGGATCTGTTTTGAGGTTCATTCTTACGTCAAAAAAGTGCTTGAAGGAGTCCATGATGACGAGTCTTTTTTCGGAATTATATACACCCTCGACGAAGGGGATGACTGGACCGATCAAGAGAACTGGGTCAAATCAAACCCAAACTGGGAAGTCTCAGTTGAACCTAACATGCTCCGATCACTATGTCAGAAAGCAATGCAAACACCCCAGGCCCAAAACAATTTCAAAACGAAGCATCTCAATGTTTGGTGTAACGCCGACAATGCCTGGATGGATCTGGAGAAGTATGACCTTTGCAAGCAGACTGAAAAATCTCTGGCAGACTTTGAAGGAATGCCCTGCTTTATTGGGCTTGACCTTTCATCAAAGGTGGATATAACTGCAAAAGTTTATCTGTTCCCATATGAGGAAGACGGAAATTACTACCTATACAGCTTTGAGAAATATTTTTTACCTGAAGCCGCGATCCTGGAAAGCAGAAACTCTCAATATGAAGGTTGGGAGATTGATGGGTGGATCGAAAAGACTTTTGGCGACATGATTGATGCTGGCTACATCCGAGACACGATTATAGAAGACTGCGAAAAGTTTGATGTTCGTGACATAGCATATGACCCTTGGCAAGCGACTCAAATGGCTCTTGAGCTGGATGCTCAAGGACTTCCAGTAATCGAAGTTCGAGCAAATACAGGAAACTTTTCCGAACCCATGAAGGATATCGATGCCATGGTTCGAGCAAGAAAATTTCTCCACAACGGCAATCCTGTCACAAAATGGATGTACTCAAATGTTGTGTGTAAATATGACAACAAAGACAACATTTATCCCCGAAAACTTAAGCCTGAGAACAAGATTGACGGTCCAGTAGCTGCAATCATGGCGAAGGCTCGCGAGAACCATCACAGAGAAGAGGGAGCGGTCTACACAGGAGATCGAGGGTTTATTATTATCTGATTGTTTTCTTGTGGACAAAATAGTGCTATGCTTTAATAGTACTATTATGAAAGTAGAAAAAACTTTTAAAGACTGCAATTTTGAGATGAAGATGTCCGAAGAGGACAATCGTAAGGTCAAAGTTGTGATCTCCACTGAGGCAGTTGATAGGGATGGAGACTCGATGTCGCTTGCAGGTATCGACACATCCTATTATCAGAAAAATCCTGTGGTTCTATGGAATCACAATCACGGTGTACCCATCGCTAAAGCCGAAAACCTCAAGGTTGAGAACGGCAAGATGATAGCTGATGCTGTTTTCCCAGAAAAAGGTGTGAGCCCAAGATCGGATGAAATCTACGGACTGATTCGTGCGGGAGTCATCAATACAGCCAGCATAGGTTTTATGCCTAAGGATTTTGACAGAATGCCTGATGGAGTTTGGAAAGTAACTAAATCAGAATTGATGGAATTTTCTTTTGTATCAATCCCTTCGAATCGTGAAGCTGTCATCATTGAGAGGGCCGCAGAAGGTAAGAAGCTTGAGAAAGAAGAAGAGAATAAGGCTTCTCAAGAGCAGAGAGCCCGAGAAATTGAAATTTTGACACTGAAGGAGAAATCATGAAGACGTTAGCCGAATTGAAGGCGATGCGTACTGAGCTTCTTGGGAAGATGAAAGCTCTGAACGAGAAGTCAAGCAAGTTCGACGAGGAAACTCAAAAGCAGTACGATGCTATCAAGCAGGAAGTTGCGGATCTCGATAGTGAGATCGAGCGAAAAATCGAGTTCATTGAGCTTGAGAAAAAATCTGCAAAGATTGTCGTACCAGTAGTCACTGAAGACGATACTCCAGTTCCTCCAGGGGATTCTGAAGACAACGTCACCATTGAGCACAAGAGGCTTGATGGTAAAGGTGAGAAATTCGGAGCAATGATCTTGGCTACTATGGCTGCTTCTGGCGGCAACGGTATGAAAGGTGCTCACGATTTTTGTGTGAAGCGTTACGGACGACGACACGAAATTACTAAGACTCTTCAGGCAGGAACTACCCCAGGTTCTGTTCTTGTTCCTGAGGATTTTGCGAGCGAAGTTATTGAACTTCTTCGCGATCAAACTGTTGTACGAAAGCTCGCTCTTCGCACAATCGGTTTGCCACAAGGTCAGTTGACTTTACCACGACAAAACGGTGCGGCTACAGCCGAGTTTGTGGGAGAGAACACTGCGATCAACGCAACTGATGCCAGCTTTGACAATGTCCAGCTTGCAGCTAAGAAGCTTATGAGTGTCACTTCACTCACTAGTGAATTGCTCATGGATAATGTCTACGGTGCAGAAGCTCTTGCTCGCGATGATCTTGTCCAGGTTATGGCTCAGAAGGAAGATGAGCAATTGATCAGAGGTGCTGGTTCTGCGGTTGCCCCAACTTCCATCAAGGAAATCGCTGATGGGGGATCTCGCGTAAGAAACGCGGATGATCTTTCTGGCGCAGCTAATCAAGCTGAGAAAGTTCAACTCGTTCGTCGAGATCTTGGTTTTCTTGAGCAAAAACTCATCGAAGACAACATCCCAGGTGATTGCGTTTGGATCATGTCCCCACGTTCGTACATTTTCTTGCGAGATATGCTAGATGGTAATGGAAACAAAGCTTTTCCAGAAATAGCTGACGGTATGTTGAACGGGTATGCGTACTACTGGACAAACAAGATCCCAAACAACTTGGGCTCTCATACGGATGCGTCTGAAATCTACATGTTGAGTCCAAATCAGTTCCTTTTCGGGGACAGCATGGGCATCGAGCTTAAGTCTACTGACACTGGATCTTTCCAGGTTGGTGGTAGCTTGGTATCTACTTTCGCCAATGACAGCATTGCGATCCGCGCTATTAGCAGATTTGACTTCAATGCTCGACATGACGAAGCTGTTTACTACCTCGATCAGGTGAGGTGGACTAGCTAAGTAGTCTGAAAATAATCTTTTCACAGGGCGGTGGGGGTGACTCTGCCGCCTTTTCTGTTACAATGGAAGTCGTAAAAAGGAGGACGTTATGGCATCCGAGCAAGAATTAGTGGAGATCAAGAAGATCCAATCCACTCTTAAGGCAAACCAAGTAGGTTTAGTGCCAGTTAAGTTCGTTAAGAAGTACCGCAGCTACAATGTTGGTGAAATCGCAGGATTTTCCCCATATAAGGCTGCAGGTTTGATTTTTAGTAAAATTGCTACTGAAGTAACAGCTAAGAAGAAAGCCAAAGCTTTTGTTGATAAGGCTGAATAATGTTTAAGCTCCAAGAACAAAAACATATAACACAGGAAACTAAGTCAGAGAAGACTTTGGGTCGCGGAGACACCGCATGGCTTGTCGATTCACTCGCGAGTGGTGGGTTGACTTCGGAGTCCGGTGTTTATGTTAGTGCGGGGACTGCAATTAAAGACCCCAGAGTTCTTGGAGCTATATCAGCCCTTTCACAGGATATCGCCAAAGTCCCAGTAAACCTTTGGCAGATTGATGCCAGTGGGAACAGACGGATCGTAGTCAAAAGCCCGTTACAGCTTTTGATGAACCGTAAACCCAACACATGGCAAAGCCCTTTTGAATTCAAAGAATATCAGATGTGGTCAAAATTACTGGATGGGAATGCCTACGCGCTAAAAGTATACAATCCTGAGGGAGCCATCCAAGAGCTTGTCCCAATCAATCCAGCGAGAGTAACTCTTTATGAATCCGCAAACGGTTTTCTTTTCTACCATATCTCACGCGGAACAAATTTCGAGAGAGCACAGTTAAGACTTCCAGAAGAAGATGAGAAGTATTGGATGCCAGCAGAATTCATGTGGCATCTACGGTACTTCCCCTACAGTTCTGGAATTCAAGGCAAAAGCCCAATCGCCTACGCAAGGGATACAATTGGTTTGTCCATGAGTCAAGAGCGACAGGCTTCTTCTTCAGCCCGACAGGGGGCAAGAGTTGCAGGTGTTTTGAGACACCCAAAATTGTTATCTGCAGATGCAGCGAATCGTCTGCGATCCCAATGGCAAAATAATTACGCAGGACAATCAAATGCTGGAAAAACCGTAATTCTTGAAGACGGTATGGAATTCCAGCAGGTCCAGATGTCGATGGCTGATGCTCAATTTGTAGAGCAAAGAAAACTTACAGTATTAGACATTTGTAGAATCTTCAGAATCCCACCAACTAAGCTGATGGACATGAGCCGCTCAACTTACTCAAATGTAGAGAACGAGAACCTGGCGTATCTTACAGATAGCCTGATGCCTATCTTCGAAAGATGGGAATCGTCCATGAACGTCAACCTTCTTACACCACAACAGCAATCTCAGGGGTATTTCTTTGAGTTCGATATTGAAAGGTTGAATCGAGGAGACTTTAAGTCTCGCGCTGAAGGTTTTACGAAATACATTCAGCATGGCGTATTTAGTCCGAATGAGGTTAGGAAGAAACTTGGTGAAAATCCTTATGAAGGTGGAGATGCCCACATCGCCCAGGTCAACATGGCTCCTGTGGACATGCTCGGCCAGATAGGGCAAGATCCTATGGAGGAGCCGCCTGAAGAGGAGCCTATAACTGAGGAATAATCGTGAAACTGATATGGTATGTAGATGATAGTCCAGAGCAGAGAACATCCTTACAGACAGAATTGGAAGCAAAACTTCCAGGCTGTGCTGTCAGGACTTTTCCTGATGGAGAGAGTATTCTGGGCACCATGGAGGATTCCGAAACACTTCCTTTTTGTATTATTGCTGACGAGTTGATGGAGGGCATTTCCGGTTTCGGCCTATACCAAATGTTGACAGAAAGAACTTATTCAATACCTTTCATAATCATATCTTCTGATGAGACAGCAATACATAGATTTGCAGCCACAGGAGTGATTGCATTACCGAAACCAGATGGTCGCAAGTACAAGCGACAAGATTTTATAAGCAGATTGGGGAGTCTGATGGACGTTATTGAGATTCGCAAGGAGATCCACGAAAACATCACACCACTGAAAGATGATATGCGTGAGATCAAGGAGTGGATAAGGGAGACACGGAATGTCGATGTACTTACCAAGATCAGCAATTTTGTTGATCAGTGCGCGAAGCAACCGTTCCTGAAGTGGGTGATCGTACCACTCCTTTTACTTTTAATATCTGTTGTTGGTGGGGCTATTAAGGCTGCGGGGTGGGTTAAGTGATGACCGAGAATTTTTTAAGATGTATGCGCCAGGTTTGGATTAACGAAGGTGTGATCAACGGTGAAACCGGAGACTATACTGAAGATGGCACAACGACTCGTTTCGGGATCGCGTATGAATTTAATCAGCCAGAACTTGCTCAGTTTGGTATCTATAGACCAGATCAGATGAATCTCCTTACAGAGGAGATTGCTGCGGAGATTTATTGGGATAAATACTGGATCAAATCAGGAGCTGAGTCCCTACCTAAGGGTGTGGACTATCTTGTTTTCGATGCTGCAGTTAATCAGGGCCCTGGCTACGCGGCCCGAATGGTTCAAGAATGCCTCAACACATTGATGGGTGAAGAAGTTCTCAAAGTTGATGGAATGATAGGTCCAAAAACAAGATCCTTAATGCTGACTGTTGGGCCCCAAGCGGGATCAATGAAGGCAATTGTGAGACTGCACAGGCAGATGGACTATTACAGAAGACTTACAAACCTGGCCCGAAAAAATATCAGTATGTTTGAGCATAAAGGTACAGACTTCGAGGCATCTTGGTTAAGAAGGATCTGGCACAACGTATGAGTATTTTCAAAAAGATAGGTAGGAGCCTTAAAAAGGTTGGAAAGCTTGCAGGAAATGCTGCGCCGCTCATTGCCACTGTTGCGGGAGGACCCTCTGCAGGTAAGCTTGTTGGCATGTTAACTAGAGCAACCGGAGCCAAGTCCTTGGATGAGGCTGTTGAAGTCATCGAGAGAGCACCCAACCCTCAAGAGATATTGGCCCAGGTCCAAGCGGAGAACTTTGCAAAGCTTGAAGAGCTTGCGTATCAGGATCGCCAAGGCGCGAGAAATATGTACACAGTCACTTCCAGAAGCGAAGACCCATACATCCGACACGCTCCGGTAAATCTGGCGTACATAATCATGATTATTTGGTTAATGTGCTTTTTTGTAGTTCTCTACTTAGCTTTTGGGTCGGTGGACATTCCCGAAGGTTTTAAAGCGTTAATCTACACAGGATTTGGTATGATTACTAATGAGTTCAGGAGTGTGACTCATTTTTTCTTTGGGTCCAGTGAGGGCTCAAAAGCTAAAGCCGAAAATCTTAGGAGCAAATGATGGCCTGGGTAACACTTGAGGAGATCAAAGACGAACTGGGTATTGATGATGACAACACACAGTTCGATGCGTATCTGACAAGAAAGAGAAATTCAATCTGTGCAGCAATAGAATCGTATTGCCGCAGAAGTTTTCTAGCGTCAGATGAGGATGAGACTTACGACTTTCCCCAGGGCATAATCTTACTCAAGAAGTTTCCCATCATATCGGTGGCTGATGTCCTGATTGATGGAGTATCAAGTACAGAATTCTATGTTGATACTGATACTGGCAGACTCTATTATCAAGATGACAATCAGTATGATTTCAAGGAGTGGAGCCACATCTACGCTAAACAGAAGGTGCAGATTCAATACAGGGGTGGATTCGAGCAAGCATCTTTTCCCGAGGATCTGAGAGATGTTGTGTTCTCCATGGTCCAGCAAGCGTATTTAAACAGGGACCGAGACACTTCTCAAAAACTTAAATTTGAGGCGATCCCTCAAGTGATATCAACAGCCTACTACGACAGCTCAAAACTGCACCCAACCTTTGGTGCTCATGTGGATGTGATAAACAAATACGCATCTGAGAGAGGAATGCTTCCATGAGCAAAGCCAGTTTTAGACGTTTGGTTCAACTGCAGGGGTATGAGATCACTCTTAAAAGAGTTGATGGCAGCACGACTACAGAAGTGAAAGTTCGTGCGGCCCAATCCATGTGGGATCAAAAGTCTGGGATTGATGAAGCTGTTCAAGAAATGACCGCGTACAATGTCTGCTATGACGATCTTATAAATGCAGATTTCCCAGTGCCAGTGAAGCGGGGGGATCGAATCGTTGACGATGTTGATGGTAAAATAAGAAATATAGTCACGGCGCACCCACTCAAGTATCACGGTGAGGTTATTGGGTATAGATTAGAAACGCGAGGGTAGTATGGCAGTCAGAAGACTTGAAGAGTTCAAGCTTGAACCATGGATGGGTAAACACATTCAGGCCATAACCATCAGCGCGGCGTATGACGTACTGGCCGAGGAGCAAACGAAAGGTTTTGACACAGACCCCCTGGTCATTGTGGATCGCAAACCCAACAGAGCTTTCGAACATGTGAAGCCTTTCGGAATCATCGAGATTATTGAAAGAGCTGACATGGGCGAAGTTGCTGAGTGGATATTTAGAGAACTCCATAGACTTTCGCCAGTAGGGGATGGGGATGATCCAAGACAAGGACACCCAGGTTTCTACCGAAATTCCCACTTCATATTCGTAAACGAGACATCGGTTAACGCCGACAATGTTGACTCACTCAATTACGATCCGTCAAAAGACACGCTCCGTTTTGCAAATGTTGCCATATATTCACGAAGGATTGAGGGTATTTTCACATCCTCACGGATAAACCCCAAGACCAGAAAGAGAGAGCGAAAAGGTAAGTGGCACACTTTTGGTTGGTCACCGCAAGCACCTAAGGGTGTTTACAGAGTTGTGGCAAGAAAAGCCAAAGCTATGTGGGGTAAGAATCTGGATATCCGGTACACTGTTCGAAAGATTGAAGGTGGGGCCAGGGTACGCAGATGGTGGAAATCAGGGAAGAAATTGAGTAAGTTTGAAATGACCGATCAGGTTTATCCAACAATCGAGATAAGACCTAGAGCGGGTGGGATAATTATATGAGTTCGATAGCAGTCAGAAACTTAGTTAAATCCAGAGTGGAGAACGACTGGCCTGAAAGAGGGACAGCGGATGTCATCGATGTGACCAATCTGAACATAGATCGGGGCATTGATGATTCTCTCTGGGTAGCACTAGAGTACCCTGGCGGCACGGAGGAGCCCATATCCCAAGGAGATCCAGGCAACAACCTGTATCGCGAGATGGGGATTTTTAACATTCACGTATTAGTGCCATCAGGGTCCGGGGCTACCGCGGCCCTAACTGCGATTGAAACTCTCCGAAATTTGTTTAGGGGGGCAGAATTTGGGACAGCCCCCAACTTTGTAAGATGTTTTGGTGCAGACCCCGCCACAACATCGGATAAAATTTCTCCTGCCACGATTCAGGGTCAATGGTATATAATTACAACGAGTGTTGATTACACTTTCGATCTTTACGGAGGACAATCATGAGTCAAGCGGATAGTAATCGCGTCAGATATAGCATCGTCGAGGAAGTTAGCCCCAGTGTTTTACCTGGTTCCCCGACTGGAGACATTTTCAGGAACACAAGTCCTGAATTTGCATTGAATAAAGATACCGTAACATCAGACGAGATTCGTTCCGACACTCGTAATGCTGATGTTATTGAAGTAGGAGCAAAGTCAGAAGGAACTCTTGGCTACGAGCTTTCCATGGCATCTTTTAACAGTCTGATCGAAGCTGTTGTCGGGTCCACTTTCTCCACTCCTGTAGATAACACTGACACGATCAGTGTTACCGCAGGTACTGGAGCATATGCAGGGACATCAAGCCCTTTTTCAGGTCTTGTTGTCGGCCAGTGGGTTTATTTTTCCGGGTTCAGTAATGCGGGGAACAATGGTTGGAAGAGAATTTTGACCAAAACCGATGATGACAACATCACTGTTGCCACAACAGGTTTGGTTGATGAGGTCGGAGATGCTGACGAGAATGTTAAAGGGTCCATGCTGCGCGATGGAACTAACATCAAAACTTTCTCTGTTGAGCGATCCTACTTAGATATCAACTTCCATGAACTTTTTCAGGGACAAAGAGTAGGCAGCTGGTCTGTGGATGCTTCTGCGGGGGCTATTGTGTCAGGATCTTTTGGATTTATGGGTGAAGACCTTCAGACAAGTGATTCTGCAAGTTTTATGACTGGGGGATTCAATGCTGCGGGAGCCAACCCGGTAGTTAACGCAACAAACAACCTTGGAGACATCTCCATCAACGGTTCTGCGCTAACAACAGCAATCAAGTCTATCAATATGAACTACGACAGATCTCTGGCTGAGAAGCAAGCGACAAGAAACCGAGTGCCTATTGGTTACCGATTAGGAACTATGCAGGGTAGTGGGTCAGTATCAGCTTACTTCGAAGATGGAACTCTGTACGACAGGTTCTTGAATCACGAATATTTTCAGTTAAGTTTTGCTTTCGAAGATCCGAGTGGTCGAAGATTGAGAATCTCTTTCGACAGAGTTGTATTCAGCTCTGGGGGATCTCCTTCTGTGCCAGGTAAGGATCAGGACGTAATGCAAAACCTCGATTGGGAATCAATGCATTCTGATACTTACGATTGCCAGATTCAAGTTGACTACATTGCCTAAACTGTTACACGTTAAGGGAGGACAACGTGAAACTTTATGATCTTTTTACGACTGACAAAAACCTAGAAACTGACGGTATCTACGTAGAAATCGGAGAGGCTAAGTTTCTTATCGCTCGAGCTGGGGGATCTAACAAAAAGTTTGCTAAGATCGCCCGTAAGAGACTTGCACCTTTCAACGAGGCTGTGCGACGAGGAGCTGTAGACGAAGAGACTTCTTTGAAAGTCTTAGTCGAGATCTACGCGGATTCTGTCATTCTGGGTTGGGAAAACGTCACAGATGATAAAGACAAAACTCTTGAGTTTAATCGAAAGAATGTCATCAAGCTTTTTACAGATCTGCCAGATCTTTTTGAGTACCTAAGAGAAGAGGCTGAGAAAGTTTCCAACTTTAGACCACTTGAAGAGAACGAGCATCTGGAGACTTTGGGAAACGGCTAAAGTGGGATCTTCGGTATGGAGACAGGGAAACTCTCTTCATGCTCACGGGCCTTGCTGAAGATAGGATCAAGCAAGGTTTGGGATTCGACGCGATCCCACCAGCGTTACAAAACATTCCTGACATCAAGGGTGATGAGTGGATATTGACAGCTTTTTGGGAGCTGTCTACTTGCAGATCTATTGGTATGGGCGCAGGACCAATACCTTGGACATCGATAAAAGAATACGCAAACGAGTTGGAGCTTGAAGCGATAACTCGCGAGCTTTTCTTTGATGCTGTAAGATATCTTGATATCATATACCTAGAGCACGTTACTCAGGAAAACGCTAATGCCAGCAAAAAGGGAAACACGGGTCGTAAAAATAATCGTTGATGCAAAGTCAGCGAATAAAGAGACTGCCAAACTTCATCGACAGATGGACCGACTTAATAAATCGGCTCGCAGTGTTACTGAGTCGATTTTTAGATTCCAAATGGGTATGCAAGCCTTGGCAGCATTTCTTGCGATTCGGGAGATCACAGAGTTAGCTGACAAGTACACAATACTCCACTCTCGACTAAAATTAGTGACGAAGTCTCAAGAGCAGTTGATGACAGTTCAGAAAGATCTGAACGCATTGGCTAGTGATGTGTTCACCGATGTTGGATCTGTAGCGAAAGCTTACACAGATCTCCAGTTGAAGGTAAAGGGCGTATCATTGACCCACAAAGACACTATCAAGGTCGTGAGAACCATGGCACAGTCTTTCAGGGTGTCAGGATCTACTGCAAAAGAAGCTTCCGGTGCAACACTACAGTTGATGCAAGCTTTGAGTTCTGGAAAGCTGCAAGGGGACGAACTTCGTACTTTGAGAGAATCAAACATTTTGTTACTTAACGCCATCGGTGAGGAGTACAAGAGAGTCAAAGGGTTGAGTAAAGATGCTCAGTTGAATCTTAAAGAGTTGGGAGCCCAAGGCGCGATAACACCAACCATAATCATCAACGCATTAAAGAAAGCGGCTCCAGAGTTTGAGGCCCAGGCTGCAAAGCTAGAGATAACTTTCAGCAACATTTTTGTTGTGGCCACAAACAAACTGGCTGCATTCATTGGATCGCTTGAAGCTGCGGGTAAGCTTAAAGGTTTAAAGTCCACCATGCTAGATCTCGCAAAAGCGGCAGATTCCTTAGCAGTCGGCTATGGCTCTTTTGTAGCAGCTTTCGCCAGTGTGAAAATAGTACAGATGATTAAGAACTTCAAAGCACTAAATACTGTGATGAAAGCCAACCCAATACTAGCTTTCGCATCTATTGTAGGTGTTCTTGCAGGGTATCTTTTCCAATTAGGTAAAGAGACTCAAGTAGTTAATGGTAAGACAGTCAAAAATTTAGACTTGTGGATGGAGATGGCCAAACTTATTAAGAACGAGCTGATGGGGGGACTTGAAGGGCTTTGGAAGAATTTCAAAGAGGGCGGCTCTATTATCTCAGCATGGATTTTAAGTGTTTGGAAAGCGATACGCCCACTAGTTAACTTCATACTCAACATCCCGAGGATAATTAAAGAGGTTTTTGTCGGGGCAGGAAATGTGGTAACGGCATTCAGTCGCTCTCTCTTGGGTGTGTTTACTGGGGCGGCTAAAGCTGCGGCGCAGTTCAAGCGCGGCAACTACTTTGATGCAGCAGGGGCTTTTTTAGGGGCTGCAGCAGATGCTTTAAGTGGGCAACAAGCAATAGAGGATGCTTTCTCTAATGCCACAGTGGCAGTAAGTAAAGCAATTGACAGTGACACGCTCTCTACGATATCTGCGCTAGGAGCAGATTTAGGGAACTCCCTAACTAAAGCATTCTTTGGCGGGGCAGTTGAACTTGATAAGTGGTGGGAGAATTTTAAGAAAAAAGCTGCCGCCAATCTTGAAGGAATCAAAGAAAAGACGCAGCAGACCGTTGACGATCCAGCAACTAAAGAAAAGTTGAGGGGTTTCTGGGACGATGCGAGAAAAGGCCTCCAAGACTACGCTTCTTCAATATCAGATTGGAGTAAGCAGGTGTCGGATCTTTTCGTCAACACGATGAAGAATTTCGAGGATGCAATGGTCAAGGCAGTCACTACCGGAAAGTTAGAGTTCAAGTCTCTGGCTGACAGCATCATTGCGGACCTGGCCCGGATTATGGTTAGGAAAAACATCACCGGACCTTTGGCGCAATCATTAGCCAAGATGCTCCCAACAGCTAACGCTATGGGTAATGCTTTCATGAGCGGCTCAGTTGTGCCTTTTGCAAAAGGTGGAGTCGTGAACACGCCAACATTTTTTCCGATGCGGGGTGGTGTTGGAGTCATGAGTGAGTTCGGCCAGAGTGAAGCGATCATGCCTTTACAAAGGGATCGCACCGGAGCTTTGGGCGTATCTGCAACAGGAACTGCCCAGACAAATGTTTTCATTGAAAACTATTCCGGCCAGAATGCCCAGGTCAACGAGACAGTTGGGGCTGACGGAACCAAAAACATCCGAGTGACTATTGGTCAGGTCGTTAAAGACGGGCTCGCAAACGGACAGTATGATCGAGTTCTGAACGGAGCTTTTGGTTTGCGAAGGAAAGGAACTAGATAATGCCTGAAGCTTGGCCTGGAGCACTACCTCAATACGTACAGAGGGGATCTTTCAACGAGAACCCTATCGATCCACGTATCAGAACAAACACTGAGTATGGGCCGCAGAAAGTTCGTTTACGTGAGACAAAAGTCAGATATACTGTTTCGGTCACAATGGAATTAACATCGGCGGAATATGCGACTCTTAAAACTTTTGTGGAGACAACTCTCGGGTTGGGTGTCCTCACTTTCAACTTTTATCACCCGCAACGAGAAACAAATGTGGAATACCGCTTTGTTGAACTCCCCCAGTATAAGGATCTCGGTGGGGACCACTGGGTCGCTTCTTGGAATATGGAAGAAATCTGATGCCTGAGTTGACCGAAGATGCCACAAGAGAAGCCTACGCAGCGCAAACAGCGAATGCGTATCTACTTCTTTACACGATAACTGGGGCAGACCTACCTGCAACAATCTATCTGGCTGCAAACAACGAGGATGTTGTCAGTAACGGCAACACTTTTATAAGATCCAGCATCCAAGGAATACTTCCACAAGACACACTGGATGAAGAGCCCAGAGCCAGGGTCCAGATTGGCAATGTAGATCGAGCGATAACTGATGCACTTTTATCAGTTGGTCAGGCTGTTTTTGTAAAACTCCAGGTTGTGCTTTCTTCAGCACCGGACGATATTCAATTGGAGATCGAAGAGCTAGTCTTGAGAGATTTTCAGTATGATGCTTTGACAGTATCCGCAGAACTTCAGCCATTCGACATCCTGTCCCAACAGATACCTTCTGACAGGTATGACGCAACACAGTTCCCAGGTTTAGCGTGAGAGCAAAAACCTACATAGGCATCCCTTACAAGTCTAAAGGGCGGTCCTTTGACGGATGCGACTGCTACGGTCTTATCTATTTGGTGTATGCTTTAGAGAAGAATCTTTGGATGGAACCATACAGTGACACCTACACAGGAGCACAAGATGTTGCGTCAGCCTGTGCAGCATTATTGGATAACCGAGAAGATTGGTATAAAATAGAAGAGTCGGAAGTTCGTCCGCTAGATGTTATCCTCCTCAAAGTGAGAGGGTATGCGGCCCATGTGGGGGTCGTAGTTGACCCTAAGAGAAAGGAATTCTTGCATACACTGGCTGGGCATAATTCTGCACTGGATAACTATGGGCGGCTCGCATGGAAAAGACGGATAGAGGGGTTTTACAGACACAAGGACGCTTGACGTACAAGCCTCATATTTTTTCCTCGGCTTGCAAGTCTTACACTGTTTCACCAGGAGAGACTATTGAAGACGCGATTGGGAGAATTGACTACCCGAGAGATTTCAAAGATCTACTTAGAGTATATTGCGACAGGCAATTCATCCCACAGCAATCTTGGGGACGGTATCGCTTACAGGCGGGTAGTGAGGTCTTTGTTGCGTTCGTGCCTGGTAAGGACGATGACGGCAAGAATCCGCTCGCATTCGTTGCGTCCATTGCTCTAATTGTAGCAGCACCCGTAGCAGGTAAAGGTATAGCAAAATGGTTCGGTGTCACTTCAGAAGTGGGGATCGCACTAGCTACAGCAGGGTTCACGCTAGTTGGGTCCAGCCTTATAAACTCAGTATTTCCACCACCCGCAGCAGATTTTAATCAGCTCGGTGGGAGATCTGCACCTGAATCTCAAAATTATAGATCTGAAGCAGCCAGAAATAAACTTGAGCTTGAAACTTCTGTGATCTCCTTGTACGGAAGACACAAGATGTTTCCAAACTACGCGGCATCACCGTACACGGTAATGAGCGGAGACGCACAATACATCTACATGCTTTTTGACGCAGGGTACGGAAGAGTAGACATCAGCGAACAGAAGTTTGGCCAAGAGCGTTTGGTTTCTGCGTATGAAGAAGCTGAGGTCGTGGTACATAAAGAGTTTGTTGCAGGGGATTCATTAGACTTCTACACCAATGATGTTTTCACGGACACTTTCAGTCTGGTTGTCAGTAAAGAAGTTTCTAGAATTGTGACAACACAGCTCGACACACAAGAAGCTCAACTCGATCTGACGTTCACCCGAGGTCTTGTGACCTTTGGTAATAGTGCCAACCGAGTGAATCGAAAAGTTAAGATTCGGATAAACTATCGCCAAGTTGGACAAACCAATTGGCTTCCTCTGTTCTCAGCACCGAAAGTTAATTTCACTTCGGACACAGTCACAAGAGCTGGAATGTATGATTCCACAATAATCTTAAACACTCTGAAAAGAAAAACCCCTGGCGACAACAGATCGGAAGTCCTTGTTACTGGCGCATACAACATGCCGACCTCTCTTGGTGTGTTTTACACTGCATATATAGACTCAAACACACCAATAGAGGCGGGCGACGTACTAATTGTTCAAGGTATAAAATATGACATACTGTATTCAACCAAGGTACAAGGTTGGTTAATTGGTGGCCAACGATTTGAAGTTTTGCTAAACAAGAACTTCCCCGGCAACTTATTCAGCACAAGACTTGTTGGGGAAGTCATCCATCCTGACCCAACAGCCCCCCAGGACACAAGTATTTTCCAAATAACTGTTCCGGGGTATGAGCCGAAGCCAAATGACACAATCCAGATCAATGGTCGGCCTTACGAAATAGAAACGGTCAGCGCAGTTTCTAACAGCCCAGGAACTTATCAAGTAACAACATTTGATGAACTGCAATATGATATGGCTCCTGACAGGCAAGAATTTAACTTCAACCGAGTAAGAGGCATTGGTCAATACGGCTATGTCTCTTTGAAAGATGTAAAAGTTATAGATCGGGTGACTGTAATCTCTGCGTTAGAAATCGAGAGAGCTACGGCACAGAACTTTACCGTTGGCGTGAATGTAGTTCTGCCGACACAAGGACAGTATGAGTTCCAAGTGATTCGTGAGACAGACGACTCAAGTTCAGACCAAGTTTTTGACGAGTTCGCCATCACACAACTGCGATCCATCCAGTACGTTACCCCAATAACTCCCGACAAACCGAGAACTCTTATCGAGATGAAGGTTAAAGTCAACGAGCAGATCAACGGCATCATTGAAGATTACAATTTCATCGGCCAGAGACATCTCCTTGTGGGGGACGGCCTTGGTGGATACACGCTT